TAATGCCCGACACGAGGGGGATACCACACAAAATATTGTTCCCAAGGTCATCCTCAATATCTAAATTCCAGTTATTGCTAACACTGTTCCAAACCAAAGTCAAGTTATAGTACACGCCGTTTAAACTAGTACGTAGAGACTGTGCTGCAGGTGTTAACGGTATTTCAAAAACTTGGCTCATCTATTTACCGTACGTAAAATTTGGTGTTATTGAAGACAGTGATTGATTACTCAATGTTGTTTGTGCACTACCAGCGGTAAATAAAGAAGCATTGTCTTGAGGATTTGCAACTTGAGCGGCTGGAAGAGGTGCTGTTTGCGTGTCAACCACTATTATTTGCATGCACTCAACTGTTATCAGCAAAGAGTTTTCAGTTGTGTTATCTGTTTCGGTCGATAATCCATAAATCAGCATGTTTTGATAATCACGCTTTCCGGTGTGTAGTGTAAACAATCCTCGGCTGTAATAAAGATCGAGCAATGAGTTGTAGGCGTCGATGATAATTTGACTAGCAGGAGCCGAAACGAGATTACTAATTGCGGTGCCAACTCCGACAGCAGCTCCTATTCCGGTACCCACAACACCTGCCGCGCCGCCGACCATATGTCCAGCTGTTTGTGCCCAAGCTGCCGCAAGCTCTGCGATTTGTTGAATCATTGCTTGTTTTTTAGATGCTGGGATACTGTTTGACCACCCAATATGTAAAATCACTTCAGACGGCAGAGCAAAAGCATGGTCTGAAATTGCAGCTCCGCGTTCAACAGGATGTCGAGTGACTTCCATCCGATCTATGTGTTTTTCTTCTATCGTAGCTGGTGCAATAATATCAGGTAATGTGCTTTTGCCGTCTGGTAACAGAATTTGATAAATGCCGCGATTTGGCTTGAACCCAACAAGCTCCGGCAATGCAAGTTGTGCGGCTTGTAACCCGGCAGATACGACCCAACTCATTGCATCACACTCGAAAACTGACGGACAGTATCGGCGTTCACACGGCCAAGCTTGCCCGACACATTGTTTGCAATGTCTTTGGCATTGTCGCCTGTGATATGAAAATTATTTGTTTGTGTTATATTGGCCCCTTTTTGTGCAGAACTATTTACTACGCCCGGAAATTCCGAATCTGCACCATTTTTTGATTTTAACATTGACTGGTAAGCCGAGGATGCATTTGTTGTTTGTTCTGACACAGTAGACGGTCTAGCAATGACAAGTTTTAGGTCTGGAATATCAGAATTAGATTTTGTTAGGATGTTATCCTCGTTTTTTTTGTAATATTTTGCAAATCTTTCCGCCATTACGCCCCTATTTCTGGCCGCTTCTTCAACGGCGGCGGGGCGTTCATAAAACTTGGAGCCTAGTACGCCCGCTTCCCTTGCTGTAGATGATGATTTTATTTTATCACCTGCTTTTTTTTCAGTATTGTTTAATTCCCAATTACCAAACTCAAGCTGTTCGATCAGTGCATCTTTTTTTCCCGCTTCTTGCATCCTATGGCCGAACAATTTTTCGTAATTAGCTTGTCTATCTTTATGCCATTGTCCTATGCCAAATGCTGTGTATTCCCCTTTTTTATTTTTATCACCCGGCAGAAAGGGGTCTAATCCACTTTCAGAAACAAATTGGGCCGTAATCCCCGCCGCCTGTTCCTTAGTCCACCCTTTTGCCTGGTAAAAACCCATCACCCCATTTTCGTCGATTTGACTTAATTTATACAGGTCCTTGATTCGTTTCTTTTTTTTAGGAGACCAGCTTTCTTTGTCTTTCGCGCTTTCTGCCGACACATCACGCTCCGGTTTTTGTATCAATTTCTCATCAAGATATGAGGCTCCTTTTTCGACAAGAGCTATGCCCGCTTCCCAAGCTTTAAAAAATGAGCCAGAGTTTTTAATCATTTCATCCATTAAGTTTCCGAACGACACGGCAGCACTATCAAAAGCTGGCATCAAGTCCTGTCCTAACTTGGTTTTAAAAATGTCCCATTTTAAACCTAACGCATCCATTTCAGTCGCGTAATGCTTAGTCACCCCCTCCTTGTCATCCATCGACATGCCAAAAGACTTATATGCATCCTTTGCTCTCGTGAGGCTTTCGATAAATTCTTCGGTATGGTTTCTTATTAAATGGTATTGTTCCCACCCCATCCCAAACTTTTCCATCCAGCTTGCACCAATGTTTTCCGGCATTGTGTTTGCTTTTTTGACTAGATCAATCATGATTTGATCTACATCTTGTACCCCGTCTTTAGTCTCTTTAACACCTATGCCCATGCCACGCAACCATCCGCGCATGTTTGGTTGCGTATCTAATATCTTGGTCATGTTGGTCAATGACCCTGACAAAGCGTCACTGGAGATGCCGACTTGTTTGCCTGCAAATTCCATAGACTTCAAGTTGGTTGCGGAAGTCCCAGCAAGTTCGCTTGAAAAGTACATCTTTCGCATTGAATACGCGAACTTCTCAACTGACTCCTCAACGGCCACGCCCATACCGACCAGAGCAGACCCGGTGCGCATGATGCCCTTCGTAGTGCTAGACAAACTCGCGTTAAACTTATGCAGCGTGATCTCATCGATTGCGTAGCCTAATTTAACGAGATATTCCTGTAGAACTTCTGTGGTCATATTTCTATCGTATAATATTGAATTTATTGATTAAATTATTCACTTTTATCTATTTTAACCATTTTTAGCTTGAAAATTTACCTTTTTCCTTTTTGTTGTAAAATATTGATTATATTGAACATTACAAAAGCTCCTCCAACGTTCTGAGTAAATTCTACGGTTAATCATGACCAACGACATTCCACTTTTCAAGTACACGATAAATACTGTTTTTGCACTTTGCAAATTGTTGTTTTAAATATTAAAAACAGGTGTAAAAATCACTCAAGAATACATAGAATTAACATTTAATTGTATAATCATGATTCTATTGGTTTTCCGTTTATTTAGCGTTTCTTATCCTGTATTCATTCTCCGATTTCACGTCCAACGCCTCGTTCATCTTAGTCACGTCCAACAATGTCAAAGTTCCATCTTTTAGCGACTCATATTTACACATTCCGGCAATAACAGGGCGAAAAACAAAATCTTCTTCGCTGTCCATATTGACTAGAACAACCGCCGATTCTACATGTCCACTTCTGAACGGGCGGTAGAGAAAAAATCCCCCAGATTGTCCTCAATCACTTTTGCTGTAATGTCAAGTATGTCTTTTAGGGTGATGTCAGAAAACATCAGGTTTCCGTTCACCAATATTTTAGCTGCCCCCGAGTTACCTTCTTGCATCATCGAAACTAACGACAGACATTTTTTTACGATGTAGTCGTTATGTTCATCTGAAATCATGCCAAGTGCCATAACAATTAACACTGATTTTTCTTTACCTTTGTTTTCATCTCGCACCACACCGTCGATGATGGGAAGCACATTAGAAAGCTTACGGATGATGTCAAGTTGGTCAAAAGCATTTAACTTCCCTGTTATTAAAAATCGGGCATCCATTATACATTACCTCCGAGAGTCACATCAACCACACCGGCATCAAAAGTCCATTCGTTCATACCTGCATCCTTTGAGTACGTCAAAGGCACAGCACGCTTGAACGCAACTTGACGGCAAGTCACAACATCTTGCATTTGTGCGTTGGTCAAAGTGATGACGTTTTGACCGTGGTTCGAAGATGTTGACGTTTGAAAGTCATACATTGCCTGCAGCATCTGGTTAGTTGGTGAAAGCTTAAGCAGTCGTAGGGTTACCGTTCTGCTCTTGTCGGCACAAAGTGAGTTAATAACAAAGCCATCTGCCGACACGGTCATCGTGTTAATGTCTTTATTTGCAGTTAGTGTAATGCCTTCATCTGCAACACCAGAACCTGAGCCAATATTTATAGACCCACCAGGACCAACAAGGGTGGCGTTAAAATCTAAAAATGAATAAGTTGCCATGCTGTCCTCTTAACGATTTACGTTTATGATAATATTTACAGTGCGAATTGCCCCCGCTAATTTGGCGGCAATTTGAAAGGTTACGGATTTACGCGCGGAACGGTCCGCAACATTCTGACTTGAAATGGGGGGCGCATAAACATAAAAACCCTTTGGAAGATAGTCACCCATTTTGATTGCGCCGAAACCACCTGTTGTCCAAGTTCCGGGTGCCAGCAGGCCATTGGTTACGGCTTGCGAAAGTTCTGCCTCAATCGTAGCCATAATCATGTTGTTACCAGGGTCCGTTTGTGGTATTTTGGTTGGACTTTGATAAAGCAAATTAAAAACCGCCGTTTGGATGTCAAGTGCTAACCAATCAGTGCCAGTGATGATGTCGACCGGAACGCCACTGACGTTATTGCCGGGTTCAATGATTGCGGTGTTGTTGTTATAGGCCAGGAACACGTTAGCATTCTTGCTTTCAAGCGCGGTGATTTGTGACTCGTTTAAAGTCTCGGCAATAATACCGGGCTCTTGTTTGTACATCAAATCGATTACAGTGTTGTTTGCATTGTAATCGATTGTTAATGATTTAGCAGCCAAGGAGCATACCGCATATTGATTGGTACTGGAATAATGGACAATCGAGCGGTTCTGATTGGTTCTACTCATCACATATGCAATATCCGAAGAACTTACTGCTGATATCACCCCGGATTCTATCGTTGAAATCCAGTATGTGTGCTTGTTTGTGGTGCCTTCGATGAAGGAACTGACAGCAATGTGGTCCGCATCAACAGCAGCGGGGATGAACATGCCGTACCATTGTTGTCCGTAGTTGTTATCTAGTATAGTAACTGCGGTGAGGGCTGTTTCAGCCACGATGCCATCGGTGACATACCCAAATTGAGTTGATAGCCCGGACATCATGCTAGAAATATCAG